TTAGGATGCCATTCTGTGCTTTTCTATCCAACAGTCTATATCAGATTCAAGCCATCTCGCAATTTTTCTTTTGCCCTCTCCAAATAACATAGAAGGAGGGAAGTAGCCTGTTTTCATCCAGTCATAGATAGTTGACTTTGGAAGGCTGGTTTTTAATTCAACCGCCTTCAAGTCAAGCAAACGACTTTGCTTTTCTGACATTACCCCTCCTTACTTTCCGCTTTAACTTCATCTACATATTCAATTGCATCTTTCATGCTGAGAAAGCCGCATAACTCTTCACTACAATTTTCATTTTCAAAGACTGTATATGCGAAGACGTTACTCTCATCTATTTCGATAAATAAGCCTTTGTAAATGAACCCAGTAGTCCGCTTGGAGATAAAGAGCTTTACGTCAAAATAAGCCATATCAAATTCACTCATTCCACCCAGCCTCCCAAATCTAAATAGTTTTGACTCCAATCATTAGCGCAATCAGAAATAAATGTTTCCTTTTGCAGTTCATCCATTGCATTCCAGTCATCTTCATCAATGAATTCACTAAGAGGGTAAAAATCTTCCTGAGTGGCATTTGCAATACCAATTGCCATGTAGAACCGAATTTTTAAATCTTTAAATGCTTTTTCACTCATCCCTCAGCTCCCGATTCAACATCCAACAACATGCTGCCTTCCTCTGGATATTCGGTCATCCAAAAGTAATAGCCTTTGCCACTGTGCCCATCTTCAAAAAATTTAATAGTTAGTTCAGTTTCAAGTTGATCTAAATCATTTTCACCATCTGGATTTACAAATTCGAGAAGGCTTTTTAATTGGTGACCATTAAGAGTTATGCTCATTGTTCTGCTCCCGATTCGCTTGCTTCTAAAAACTTCAAGTTTTCTGCAACTGCATTTTCAGCTTCGGCTTTTGAAGCGAATTGAAGAATTTCAAAGTTATCTTCATCTTTATAGATATTTGCAAAATATACTTTTGTTGACTCAGTACGTTGCCATTTTTGCAACTCAAGCACTTCTCCCTTATCTATTTCAATGTCATATTCGAAAGGGCAATCAACTACATAATCTGAGCCTTCCAAATAATATGTATCTGTAAGCTTTTGTTGAGTATCTGGCACCGCCTGATCATTATTAATCTGTGCATACAAATCTTGTCTTTCATCAAGCAATTCAGTGATTCGATCTTGAAGACGACCAATCTCAAAAGATTGTTGCACCGCCTGAGCTTTGGCTTTTTCTAGCTCTGCATCACGATGCTTTGCACATCTAAGCCAAGCATCCCAACGGCTATTCATGTTGCTTATTTCTTTTTGAGCAACTTCAGAAGGATTGTTTGATCTAGTCATAAACAGTTCATGCTCATGACTAAAAATAATGTCTCTTCTTCCTTTGTAATATTGGAAGGCATTCAGAAAAGCCTCTCTTTCCTTATTCAAATCTGTCATGCTGCCACCTTCGCTTTAATGCGCTCTTGATATAACTTTGCGTAGTACTCTTGAGCATGTGGAATTTTGTCTTTAAACTTTTGGATCATTGCTTCGTCACGTTTGTAGGTGACAGTTGTTAATCGTTCTCTTAAATCGATTCGCTCAACTAAATCAATTAGCTGCTCTCTATCATCCCAATCATTTGTAAGCTCGATAGGGCAAGGGAATAACCAGAAATCGACCATTGCTTGCTCACAGTCGTAAAGCCACATGTAGCCTTGCATCTGCCAGTCGTAACCAGCCTTCTTTGCCTTTTCTTCTGCCTCATCTTTAAAGAAAGGGTGAGTGCCAATATCCCAAGTGCATTTAGTGTCGATGATCAACTTGTTATTCAGATCAAGAATGTCGCATTCACCAGTAATTAATTCATTTTCCAAACGGCCTTCATGTTTTACATACTGGCGAAAACGAATCTTGCCAGACAGGCTAATTGCAATTTCTTCAAGCGCATTACCTTTAGCCGTGTACTGGTTGCCTTTGAAAGACTTGAACGTGGTCAAGTCCTCCTTAACAATTGTTCTGATCTCAGTCTTAGCTGTATCGCTAAGAACTGAGCCTTTAGTTTTAGGGTCGCCTACAAGTTTATGTAGGCTTGAGCATCGGAATAGCTTCATAGTGCATTTACCTCAGCTATTTGTGCATTAGTAAGTGCATAGCCTTCTAATACATATTCTTTAGTAACTGCATCGGCTTTGATCTGCTCTAAGAGAACCGGGAACTCATTGTCTGGTACAGTTGGTTTAACTTCCTGGACTTCTCCAACTTCCTTCACAGTGACATTTTTAAACCAGTCTTTAGGTGAACTCATGCCATCACGTAAGCTAGTGAAAATCTTGCGAAGCGCAACGATATTGGCTGCTGTAATAGCATCAAGACGACGCTGAATGTAATCTTCAATGTCTTTCTTGGTGACATTAAATTGCTCAAAGGCTACAACAAGTTTTTGCACAGCTTCTGGTGAAGTATCAGCACTTGCATGGATTGTCTTTTCACACTGATTAACTGCATCATCAATAACATCACCGGGTATTACACCTAAGATGCATGCACGTAGACGACGGGCACCATTGTTTGCAACCAATTCATAAATATCGCGTGGATCTGTTAATTTTTTAGATCCATTGCGTGTATAACGAATATGTGGAACCTGAAAAACCTTTGTTTGACGGGTATTTGTTTCAACATCCCAAGCAAATGCTTCAACTGTAGATTCGCCATTTTCAGAAGATAATTCACGGATACCGTACTGAATATTTCCCCAATTCTGAGCAAGCATTTCTGCAAGTCGAATTGATGGACCAGTTACTGAACTACCACCACGAGCATAAGAATAAACAGCCGATTGAGCTAAACCGGGACGCTGGCATGCGTTCATAATTCGGTCATAAGCTTCAATTGGGTTACGTGGGAACTGTTTAGCAATAACTAAAGCAGCTTGTACCTCTGCAATTGCACGTTGACTATCAGATTGAACTGTAGACATTGCTTGAGTAGTAGGAGCGGCTACTGCAAAAGGGTTTTGTCCTGAGTGTTGTACTGGCGCATTCATAATCTTCTCCTAGTTCTTTTCACTTGCTATGTATCTTTTAACTAAAGGGATGAGTTCTCTTTGAGTCGTTAAGTGGTCACCCTGAAACCTGTCATAAATTGGGTAAAACCTACCTTTCACTTCAACTTGTAGAACCTGAAAATCTCCTTTGCCGTCTCGATACTGAATTTGGTTTTCAATAAGCCAAGACTTGAATGCTTCTAGTCTTGACTTGTGGAGTAGGGCGCGTTTAGACATCACCCCCTCTCAACTCATTGATTTTTTCTCCTCTTGCCAGTTCTTCTAAATACTCATTCAGCTTTTGAATTTGAGTAGAAGTAAGGGCAAAGGGCATACCTTCGACTGCATCGACATAATCAAAGTCATCGACATGTGGTCGGCTACTTGAATCGACAGTCATTCTTGTGTAGTCCACATCTTTCCAGTCTTGATAGTCCAAGCCTTCGCCATATTCGAAAGTGTCGTTTTTCTCAATTCCTTTGACACTTGCAACGATGTAAATATGCTCAGCGTTTTGAACCGACAAGGAAAACTGAACAACGCCATCCTCAACACCTACATTCATCACTTCAAGGCTTGTGAATACAGCAGCATCAAACGAGATATTGGCTAACATATTCATGAGTTAGTACCTCGTATCTTTCTGAGTTGCTCTACGACTTGTTTTACTTCTGCCTCGGTGCGCCAAGCCCCGAATTGACACCAAACATCATCATCTTCAAACGAACGAACGAAGTGATAACCTTTCTCGGCTGATGGATAGATATGCCAGTATGTTTCCCCATCCTTCGGCTCAAAAGGCTTCGGCAGCTCAAGCTCAACCTTGATAGTTTGTGGTTTGAGGCGGAAATCAACACGAACATTATCAAAAATATCAAGATTGTATTTGCTCTCATCTAAGTCATACCAGTTGACACAATTTACATTCTTGATTTGAATATCAACTCCATTAGCCCACGCAAGCTTTGCCTCAGCACCGCTAATCAAGGCAGGGTCTTGGGTGGCGCGTTTCCAAAGCGTACTTGATTGATCAATCCCATCATCACCACTGACAAATTGCCATTCCCTATAAGCACTATTCCAAGATTTAGCAAAATTATCTCTATAGAAAACTTTATGACCTGTAGGCCACTGCATTAAACAATCGGCACCTTCTGGAATATCAATCCAATGTGGACGCACTGGCATATTTACTGACTGTTTTACTAAGGCATATCCATCTGTTGGATCTAAATATTCTTTGTAGTTATCCATGAGAGGGCTCCTTGTCATTGCCACCATTGAAGCCCTTTAGAGATTCAATTAAGTGTGCCTTTAAGCCTTCGAGTTCCTTTTCAAAATCTTCTGAACTAATGGTTGTACCAAGCATATAAAGGGCATGGTTTGCTACATTAAGAAGGTAGTCATTTGCGAATGACTCATGAGCAACCGCAAGGTGACCAGCAGAATGCGCAATTTGCAAACGGCTTTCTTCTACCGCTTTATCAATAACTTCTCTGAAATTATTCATCAGTTAGCTCCTTCCACTTGCACACGCACATACATGTTCTGTTTTGCTTTGAGTTCGTTGACGTGTTGTTCGTCGGCACAGCCTTTTAAGAATGCAAATGCAATGAAGGTGATAATCCAGAAAGCTACAAAAGCTTTCGAGCCATCCCTAAAGGCTTGGCTAAACTTGTACTTTTCAATTCTTTGATTCATACTTATCTCACTCTTTGAGTAGCCCCGCATCCGCCAAGATTGTTCGGGGCTTTTTATTGGTTGGTGAGATAATAGTAAACGTGGTGTTTACTGTAGTCAAGAAGAAAAACAAACAAATGTTTATTATTTTGTTTTCTTGTTTCTAAACATGCACATAAAAAAAGACCGCTTAAAGCGGCCCTTTTGAAACACTATGTTTATTTGTTTATGGAAGTGAGTTTTGTACATTAAATGCGTAAGCAACTACACAAAATTCCTGCTCCATTATGTCTTCTGCTGTTAGATATTCGTCTGGATATTCCTCTTTATTTTCACTAACAATCTTTACACCACCTTTTGGCAGTCTATATAAATACTTAAACTTAAATAAACCACCATGGTTGATAGCATAGATCTTGCCATCAACAATGCTAGTTCTGCCTACATCCACATAAACAGTAGCGCCATTATTTATTACTGGTGACATTGAATTTCCAAATGCCGTAAGTGCATAAGCATTTGAAGGATCAACCCCGTATTGCCTTAAAGTCGCTTTGCTTAATCTTAATTTTCTTGTTTCATTGCCGACCATTTCAGCTAAAGACCCCGAACCGCACGATACTAAAACTTCTTTATAAAAAGGTATTTCTACTTCGTCATTATCTAATGGAGTGTCTGTATCCCACTCTACTACTTTGGTGATATTGCTTTCTTCTTTTTTACCTTCACCAGTAAGAATCCAGTTGGCAGCAACGCCGAACTTAGCAGCAGCTTTCAATGCACCCGCTTTAGAAACCCCGCGCTTTTTCCAGTTTGTAATGGTTTGAGGGAACTCATCAATAGCCTTTGCAGTCTCTTCTTGTGACATTCCACTTGCTTCTAAAAGTCGTAACACCGATGGGTGGGTAGGCTTCTCTTGTTTCATCACAGTATCCAGGATTTCCATTAAACACATTATCTAAAAAAGTAAACACTTTGTGTTAAACAAATGATTTGACAATAGGAAACATGATGTTTACTATGTACTAAACAAATGTTTACTTGAGGCGACCATGTCAATTGAAGCTGACAAAGAAATTCTCTTGAAGCTTGGTGGCTCTACAAAAGTGGCAGAGCTGCTTGGCTTCAAAGATAAGCAACGTGTCCAGAACTGGATGAAGCGTGGAATACCAGCAAAGATCAAATTGCAGTACCCACACATTTTTTTAAACCCAAATATTCAAAGTCATAACGCTGCATAGGAATCACCATGAGCAAAGTATCTATCGAAATGTCAGCAAGTGCTAGAAACGCACGATCCATGATCTTGCAAAAACTTGCCGTCCTTAATAACGGTGATATTGCTGAAGAGCTTGGATTAGATGCAACAGTATTTTCAAAGATTAAAAATGAAAGAAAAAACAATGGCTTGACGGAACTTGAAATGTTTTGTGAGTTGTTGAATTTGATTGGATTAAAGATTGTGGATGCCGACGATGTTTACTGCTCAAAGGAAACAGCAGAAGCGACACGCGAGCTTTTGAAGAACTGCTTTAACTCACCAGAGTTTATGCGAATTTTATTCAAATAAAAAAGCCTGATTTCGTGGATCAGGCTCAGTGTTCAATCGGAGCGAACCAAATGAACTATTCAATATTAGCAGACATTGAACTAAATCGGAAGATTAGTTTGTTTCAAAAAGCGGTTGAGGCTTATGTGCTTAATCGAACTCTCGAAAACTCTATGGCATTGGCTAAAGCGAAAGCTGATTTAGCTGCATTTGTATTGAGAGGTGTTTGATGGGTGCATTGAAGCAGGCTGAAATTATTCCAATTTCAAAAGGTAGGGACAAGATGACAGACAAGTTCGAAAAGGGCTATGTGATGTCTAGTCGTCTTTATCGTAGTGATGTGCGTCCATTTCTTAGTGATGCAGCACGTAATGTGTATGCTGAACTGGAAGACCGCATCAATGGTTTTAAAGACAAAACTACTGATTTTGTAAGTTACTCTCAATTGCAGGGCGGCAAGCTTGAAGGTTCTAAAAAACTAAGCACTACTACAGTTCGTAAAGGCCTAAAAGAATTAACCGATTTAGGCGTTGTAACTGTTGTTAGTTCTGATTCAAGAAAGGGTAATGAATACAGAATTAATGAGGTGTCATTAGTCGAGCACTTTAAAAACTGCAATACCACTTTAGAAAGTAAAGCACTACAGAAAGTAAAGCGCGAGCACTTTACTAACGAAAGCGCCAGCACTTTAGAAACTAAAGACACAATAGAATTATATAAAAATATTTATAGAGAGGAGAGCACACAAGAAAATCCAGTTGATGAAGTTCTGAATATCTGGAAACCAGATTTACAACAATTGAATTCTTGGATGCAAAGATCAGGTTTACCAAAAATCAATCAAGCTCAAGTTGAAGAATTACTTCTTGAAATCAACCCACACTACGAAAACAAAATCATCACTGGTGCAGTAACAAGCACTCAGATGTATTCAAATTTCGTGAAGTGGGTAAAACGTGATTTCAAACTTGTTGAAAAACTTTTCAAACAAGCAGAACAAAACAACACTCAAGCAATCAATCCTGAAAATCTCGAAACAGAAATGGGGGATTGGTAATGTCGAATATTCATAACATCCCTATGGAACAAGCAGTTCTTACAGCATTGATGACTGTAGACAAATCATTTGATGTTGTAAGTAACGATCTTGATGTTGAGTGTTTCTTTCCAGAGCGCCATAAGCAAATCTTCCAGGCGATTGCCGACCTTGCAAACGAAAACAAACCTTATGACTTCGTTATGGTTGAGCAGCAGCTTAAACAAAAAAACGTAATTCATTTGATGGGTGGTTCTGAATACCTGCTTCAAATGAGCAGTGAAGCGCCTTCAAGCTTTTACAACCTGGAGTCTTATGTTGCAGAACTAAACAAGTTCAAGGCACACCGTGAAGTTGAGCATATTGGTCAAAGCATTGCTGAGATTGCTAAAGACTTAACAATCCCTGACGTTCACATTGCAGCAGAAAGCATCCTGGATGGGAAGAAAACTTCAAACGATGTTGAGAAAACCAGCTTCACATTTGAAGAGGCTATGAACCGTGCTACAGATCGTTTAATCCAAAAGGCTGAGGCTAAAGCTAACAAGCAGTACACAGGCGTAAAGTTTAACTTAACTCACCTGGATAACCTTGTTGGATTAATTCAAAAAGGACACTTCTGCATCGTGGGTGGTCGTCCTGGTTCAGGTAAATCAACTCTAGCTCAAATGTTAGTTATTCAGACAGCAGTGCGATACAACGAGCCTGTATTGGTTGTATCTGCCGAAATGGATGTAGAGACATTCACAAACCGCTGTATCTCAGCATTAACCAAAATTCCTTATGACAACATTCATAACGCTGAATTATTTGATGGGATGTTGGCTCAATTTGCAGATGCTCAAAGACGGTTCAGTTCTTTGCCAATCCATATCGAAGACAAGCAAAAACCGACAATTGCAGAAATACATTCATGGGCGCGAAAAGCTAAGCGCAAGTACAAAAAACTAGGGTGCATCGTTATTGATTATCTTCAGTTAGTACGTGACCCAAGTAAGAAAGACCGTTACCAGGAAGTGAGTTCAATTAGCCGCGACCTAAAAGCTTTGGCTAAGGAGTTTGATTGCCCTGTTATCGCTTTGGCTCAGCTTAATCGTGAGTCGGAGAAAGGCAAGCGCCCTAAAGCATCAGACCTAAAAGAATCAGGACAGATTGAACAAGACGCAGATCAAATCATCCTGGCAAATCCAGTTATGGGTGAAGACGACCTGCCATCAGGCGTAACAGAAATAATCGTTGCTAAAAACCGTCATGGAAAGAAAGGCGTAGTTCGAGTTATGGACCGCTTAGACATCTGCCGATTCGTGACTATTCGAGAAGAAGGAATGGCTGCATGAAACAACACAGCACAGTAGAACAATTCGAAAAAATGGCATTGGTTTTAAAGAACTCAATTGAAAAACGCGGCAAGACTTCTATCGCAGATATTCAAGAGTGGATCGGCTGTAATTATTCAAAATCAAAACGTTTCGCCTTGCAATTAAGAGAAGCTGGATATTTGCAATCTGATAATGCCAGACCAATGGGGCTCAAACCAACAGACAAAGCAAAACAATTATTTTGGGTGGCGATATGATCGAATCAATGACTCCAAGTATGTACATCAAGCAAGACTTTAGCGCAGAGATTGCTGCATGGGTTGCTCAAGGTAATCAAATTACAGTCCTAGGTCGTGGTGAGAGTACGCATAACAAAGCATTCAACAATGCGACTAAGAAGACTGCACAGGATGCTATGCGTCGAGTAATGGCTAATTCTGTAGCTCAGACACGCAATGCTAAAGACCCATTCTTTCAAGTTCGCATGAAGGCCAAACAGGAAGGCCAACTCTATTTTGATGGAAAGGCGTGTATTAAGTGCAAATCAACTAAGCGCTACGTTTCATCTAACAAGTGTCTCCACTGTGTCAATGAGTCTAACCGTCGTTACAAGGAGCGTATGGCATGCGTGTAAATAAACAGAATGAACCAGTCTTGTTCGGGGCAATGACTTACTCACAGATTATGAGACTTAGATCAGCTTATGAACTGGGAGTACGAGACCAAGAAACTCGCTTAGCTCACTCTCTATACAAGAAACTTCAAAGACGTGGCTGGTTGAAGCGTTTGAAGGCACGTAGCGCCATGACAGGACATGACAAGGAGGCGGTATGAAAAGATTAAACGTACTGGTTGCTTGTGAATATTCTGGACGTGTTCGTGATGCTTTTTCAGCTTTAGGTCACAACGCTATGTCTAGTGACTTACTCCCAACAGAAGCACCAGGTAATCACTATCAAGGTGATGTTCGTGATGTGTTGTATGGAGGCTGGGATCTCATTGTTGCTCATCCTCCTTGCACCTTTCTATCTGTAGCTGGCAATCGTTGGTTTAACGTTGATAGGTATGGGGAGAAAGCAATTACCCGGATGAAAAATCGCGAGCAAGCAATTGCATTTTTCAATTTGTTTACTGATCTGGAGTGCGAAAAGGTAGCAATTGAGAATCCAATTGGATGCATGAGCAAAATCTATCAAAAGCCTTCACAAGTAATTCATCCCTACATGTTTGGTGATCCTGAGCGTAAAGCTACATGCTTATGGTTAAAGGGATTACCAGCTTTACAAGCAACCAATGTGGTTGAGCCAAATATTGTGAAGTACAAAAACGGCAAAGGGACGGATAGTCCTTGGCATTTAGACACGTTAAAGCTGCCAGCAGAAGAACGCAGAAAAGCGAGAAGCTTAACTTTTCAAGGCATTGCAGATGCTATGGCAATGCAATGGGGTGGAGACGTGCGTCATTTAGGTTTGAGGGAAGCGGTATGAAACCAGAACAGTTTATTCGTGAGTTCGGGCCTAACACTTTCAGAATATCAATGTCATTTGTCAACACTGCTAAGTATTTGGTGGTTCATGAAGGTGAAATTGATTTTACAGATGAAATCAAGCCTCACCATGGCGATCGTGTATTTGAGCGTGATGTGGTTAAGCGTCTGGTGGAGTCGGTTGAGCTAATCAACTTGTTTGGCAGCATCAAGATAGCAAAAGACAAAGTGAAGATGGCTGATTTTAATGGATTCTTACTTGTCTCAGTTCCAATCGAAAACGGCTTGGCAGATGTCTATATCCATAAAGTAGAACAAGCCATCCGCGACCACGAATCAATATACGGAGGCGGGGATGAGTAA